GGGATGACAGAGAAGAGCTTGTCTAGTTGGTCACTAGTCGCCAGTGCCACTGGCGGCACGTTAAGGAAACGTGCTCTCGGTATAAAAGGTAACCTGATAACTGATTTCAGCATCCTGTGTAAGGCTCGCGCACATTTATACTTCACCGACAAAGACACGTCAGATAATTCTAATCGTGTCTTCCTCGTTACGTCTAATTGCGATCGCGTAGCCCTGTAAACAGAAGCTTTAATCGTATCATACGATACCTTTTCGCGGACTACTCTATGTAGCCGGCGGGCATAATCTATTATTCCAGGCGTGAGCTTGACTACGTCTACGTCAGCCTCGTCGCCCTCTGCTGCCTGGTAAGTCACTTTCTCCTCCACAAGTATTTCAACTGGGGCCCAACGTTCAGTCGAGAGGCCTCCCGCCACTACATGCGTGTGTACGGCGATGAGCAACGCCTGGTAAGGGACTCTGTATATCGAAGCTAACCTTGATATTATGCTGTCAAGCAACCTCTTGTGACCCACGGCCGCTTGGGGACAACGCCGCGTTAACTCCTTAATACGTGTCACGGCAGCCTCAGCTGCGAGTGTGGCCCTGACCGGTTGTTGGCTCTCAACCCTCGAGTGTACTGCGGTCGCACAAGCACGGGTCGCGTACTGTGCCCCCAGACCATCACTTAATTCGAGCTTATGATCAACACGTAGGAACTCCCCAGTCGAGAACACATTACACTTAGTCGCTTGCGCGCGAGCGTTAATCCGCGCCATCCGGCTGTGTACTTGGACGACGGCCTTTGTCGTACGTACTGCTAAGAGTACATCATCACCGTTGTGTACAGAGTCCACTACCCCCGGAGCAGACAAGGCACCAGCTATATCCATATATATAAAATTGAGCGCGGTGTTAAGGAACGTAGTCAGTCTTGATCCAGACAACAATGTCCCATTGACAACATACGGAGAGCCATCACTCGGGATGACTTTGACGTCTAACAATGAATCAGCGACCCATTGGATCGCTTCAGCCTGTGCATCGCTCATCTGCCCTAAGAAAGTGTCTTTATAGGCAGTGATCACTGCCATCATGGACGCGGTTGAGTGCTGGGCATTGAAGTCATCAAAGTCATAACAACATGACTCACTGCTCTC